CGAGGGTCTGAAGTTCACGTACGACGGTAAAGTTTTCAACCGGGGCAACGTGGATCACACCCGCCAAGAGCTGAGCAAAACGATACGCGTCACGCCCGAGCTGGCAGAGTGGACGGTGCTCCTCGACGGCGACAAACTGAAGTTCAACCGGATGTCACAGCAGGATTCTGTAAACCTTTTGATGACGGCTCTGAATCAGCCCCCGTGGACTGAGTATTATGAACGAGTTACGAAGACGCTACAGGATAGCCGAAGGCAGGTTGCCGTGTGTTCTCAGGCTCTCGACTCGTCCAAGTCCCGAATGACCCGAATGGAAGAGGACGTGGAGATCGCCAGGAACTCCTACGCTGCCGCCGTAAAAGAGCGGGACCGTCAGGCGGACGAGCTTCAGGACAGAATTGACGGACTGAGGAAGCTGAACAGTGGTGACACGGCCTCTGTTGCAGCAGCGGAAAAGACTCTGGCTGCCAATAAGAAGCAGCTCACACTGCTGGCAGAGCAGCAAGCAGTTTACAATCACCAGATGGAGATCAAGCGCCAGACGCTCAGAGACGAATATGCCATTAAGAACAAGGATGTTAAGTCATCCCTGAGTGAAAGGGCAACCTGCGCCAGCAGCCGGGATCAAGCGACCAGGGCACTGAATACCTTGCTTGCTGCTCCTAAATTCTGTCCCACGTGCCGCAAGCCCATGGATAAAGTCCACAGCGACGAGGAGATTGCCAAGGCTCGCCTGGCCGTAACGGAAGCAGGTGCAGCATTCACCTCGGCGGACCAAGCCTACAGAAAGGCTGAAGCTGTTGTGTCTGCGATCCAAAACAAAATCGGAGTGATCGAAGAAGACATGCAGAATCAAGGCTGCATGAACGACGTCCGGGAGTTGAACCGAGCAGTTACCGAAAATGACCGGATCATCCGAAACCTCGGGGCGACCATCCAGCAACGAGAGCTGCAAATCGTTACCCTGGGCAACGGAGTCGATAACAGCATTGTAAACAAACGCGCAGCCGTGGTGGAAGAGCGCGAGCGATCACTGGCTTCTGGACAGGAGGCTATCGACAAGGCCGCCAGGGATCTCGCCGAGGAAGAGCAGCTCTTCGCCGTGATCGAGTACTGGCACAAGGCGTTCGGACCTGCCGGTATCCCTAACATGGTGCTGGCGGATGCCATTGCTCCGCTCAACCGGGTGGCGCAGCGCATATCCAGCCTGATGACTGGTGGCACCCTGAACGTGAGCTACTCGACGCAGCGCGAGCTGGCCAAGGGTGACTCGAAAGCTCAGCTCGTGGTCAAGGTGGACAACAAGATCGGCAGCAAGCGGATGGAAGGCAACTCGAAGGGCGAGTCCTGCCTGACGAACCTGATCATCGCCGAGAACATATCAGAGATCGGGCAGGTGTCAGAGAGGATCGGCTTCAGATTCTACGATGAGATTTCATCTGGCCTGGACGCCATGGTGCGCCGGAGTGTATTCTCGTACCTGCGGGATCTGGCGAACAGGCTCGGGATCCTGGTGTTCATCGTAGATCACCACGCAGAGTCCGCTTCGTATTGCGACCACGTGCTGATGGCCACCAAGGACAAAAACGGAACGACTTACGCCTGGAAGGCTGCAAAGCAAAGCGCTTAGCTCTTCTTGTCGAAGCCCTGGTAACCGATGGTGTCGTTGCCGATCAATCCGACGGTGTTGTAAAGCGTCTGCTTTACGTCTTGGCCATAGGCCTGCGCGGTGCGCCCCGACTTTACGATGGTGCTCTGAGATGTGTCATACTGGTTTCCATGCCCAGGCACATGCACGAAGCTAAAATCGAAATCGGCTGAAGTAGGCAGGTTGCGTGCGCCGTTCGGGCCTCGCAGCCAAGGCCCATTCAGCTTGGCTTTGACGTCCTTGACGTAACCCATGCACACAATGCCGGGCTGATCGCTTCCTATCGTGATCAGCTCAAGCCTGAGCGTCACCGGAGGAGAGAATTTAGACATGGCGTCCGGCATCGCATTATAGCTGCTGTCCGACCCGGCGCTTTTGACGCTCTGGTTGTTGTCCGCGCCGCTAGCCGGTGTCGCTGGATTCTGGGCACCGTAGGAGGTGGCTATACCCCTTGTGCCGTTAGGCCCGAACCAGGCAAGAGGGAGAGAGAACGAGTGCAACAGCGCTACCGTCTCCATGAGTGACAGTGCCCCTCTAGGACAAAACTCCCTATCAAATGAGTGCAACCTGAAGCTGAACGGGATGGTCATCGGATTGGTCCACTTGTACTGGTGGAGTCCGTCAGGCATGACCTGGCTCGGGACGACCATGTAGTCAACTGACCGGGCCAGTTCTATAGAATCGGGCATGGCCGGGAAATTGATCGCCGCGTAATTCGTGGTGCCTGTGAAAGGACTTAAATCTTTCACGTTACCAGACTCATAGGCGATTAGCCTGCCGCAGGAGGACGAGCGTTGAAGTGTTGTTGAAGGCATAATCGTTCGTTAGTACCACCGTCCTTGGCTCTTGATCGGGTCGCTCGGTGCTCCGTTTCCAGAGCTTCCTATGGTCAGAGTATCGAGCTTAGCGTCTAGCTCGGCCCCCTCTGCTCTTGCAGCACTCTGTTCCAGCAAAAGGTTCCTTTTCTTATTGGCCTGATCTACGAGCTTAGAGCTATCAACTAAAACAGCTTTGATGTCTCGCAAAGCTGTTATCACACCCTCATCCTTGTTGCGCGTTTCGATACTGTTCGGATCGTATGCGTTCTGTCCCACGCGCTCGCGCATAGGAGCGGACTTTTCAAGTATCTTTCCGTAGAGGCCTTCTGCCCCCTTCTGGGTTTGAAGTGCCTCTACTCTGAAAGCGTTGCTTTTGATGTACGCCAACATTTCAGGTGTCGTGGCACCACTGACAGACATTCGAGCAACCCGTTCTGCAAGCTGATCAGCACTCAGCCTCTGATTATCTTGCAGCATTCCAGCAGCTTTATACTTGTCTTCTTCGTACACTGACTTTCCAATCAACAGGGCTAGCTTTGACATCCAGTTATTAGGAAACGATTTGTCGATATAGGTGCCTACTGCGTAGCCTGCGGCAGCCGATGATGCGATAGCTGTTGCAGTCAGTATAGGTGCCATCGCCATCGTTGTTCCGATGCCTCGCGTGCTAAACGAAGCGAGAGCCTTCAATGTGCTGAACATTCCTGATCCAGCCTTAGCGCTCGCTGCTGCCGCAATCTGCCTTTTAGCTGCGATATCTGCGGCTACACCTACGCGCCATATCGCAGCCGTAAGCCTGCCGAGTGAGACCACTGTTTTGGCAGTGCCGAACACAACGAGTCCCATTACAGGCACAAAGGCATAAGCACTCGAAGCCACCCACCGAAATCCTTCTGAAGCTTTATCCAGAGCAGGTTTAATGAAAGTGAGCACAGGTTCTATGCCTCTTTGAACAAGTGCTATGAACGAATCTTTAATCTGGCGAATAGATGCGCTCGAAGCGACCATCTGCTCGTTCCACGATTCCTGTAACTTCTGGTTCGCGGTTAATGGTTTGTTGGACGCTTCAATCATCTTCTGCCAGGCCCAGATTGTTTCTGTGCTCGTTCCCATCACCTGAGCCGCCATGTCCACCTGCGCGGCGTAAGCTGGTGAACCTGGGCCTGCCGTGACCATCGTTTTGATCATCCGGTCAATTCCCTGCATCGCGTCCTTGGATCCACTGACGGATCCGACGGCTCCCGGTGAAGTAACGCCAGCTAGCCCGCGCAACATGAACCCCTGTGAGGTTCCTTTCGTCATCTCATTGAACAGCTTGGTCACGTCCTCCCCGCTGCCGCCTACGTCTTTCATCTTGGCAGCCATCATCGTCACGTAACCGGAAACTTTTGCAGCCGACGACTGAGCGCCCGGCCCGAGAAGGCGCAGAGCTTTTCCGACCTCAGTCGCAAATCGAGTCGCCTCGTCTGCCGCAAGGGAGGTGTTGTTCTTGATCATCGTGATCTGATCTGCCACCTCACGAACCGGGGTCTTGAGGTTGATCTCGAATATGCGGGCCATCTGCGCAGAATTCTCGTAGGACACTCCGAGGCCATCACGCATCTGGACCATCACTTCCAGTGTGCTCTTGAAATTATTCCTGAGGTCGAACCCTACACCTACCAGTGCCCTGGCCGCTTCATTTGCGCTCTGTTGTGCGGTGCCTGTGGCTGCCATCACTTCCCACACCTGCTGGGTTAATTCACTCCTGTTTTTGAGCAGGGAGTTGGCTTCGATGAGCGACACGTTAAGCTCACCGCTATGCTTGTAGCTGCTGACCAAGGCAGCTACCGTGAGGGTCTCCAACACAACGGTCTCCCCGGTGATCTTGGACAGATGCTCTTTAAGCTTATACTGCTTCGACAGGAGGTCCAGTTGGGACTGCTGTATGGATTTTTCTTTTTCGAGCGATCCAACTTCAGCTTGCAAGTCAGCCAGTGCCATAGGGTCTGTTCTTGCCCCGTCGAGTATAGACATGTTGATCAGGTCTTTCTGATCAGCGATGTTTTTATTCACAACCGCCAGCCTGGCAACGGCAGCTTGCACGTCTTTCTGCAACTCTGCACCGGACATGCGCATGACTGCCGAAGCTGCCTTTAACGCGGGAGGTAGCTTGATCATCCTTCCGACATAATCCACAAATCCAGCTTGGTGTGAGTGCTGGAACTGATACATCAAATCCGTGAAATTTTCAGCCGTGGCTTTCGACGCCTTCTCGATACGCCCCATCTGGAGCGCCATATCCTGAAAGTGCTTCACCGCGTCATACATTTCGGTCGCCATGCCTTAACTATCGCGGCGAGACTCTAAAGGCAGGCTGTCCGCTAAGATTTAATTTGACATCGTAACCATTTTCGTTTACGATACAGGAATGAAAGACATCGAAAAGACATCAATCGTGACCAAAGTCGCCGTAGGCTATGTTGGATTCTGCTTCCTAGGTAGGTTGTTCCAGTGGGCCTGCGGAGGTAAGATTCAAGGGTTCATTTTCTTCTCAATCATCAACAGTATGGCGGCTGTGGTATTCATCGTGCTGGGTCTCTCCGTTCTCAACGTGATGCTGGAGATCGGCGGTAATACGAGCTATATCAGCGACTTAACAACGTCAAAAGCGTATGCTCCAGGGCTGTTCATAGCCAGCGGAATCTGCGGCACGGTGTGGGCGGCTATTTGTCCGGTAAAACCGTGAGAATCACGGCTGTTAAAAATATTTCGATAATTTATTGTAAAACTGTTGACATCGTAATCTTTTTCGTTTACGTTACGGCTATGAACGAAAGCATATCATTCTCACGGTGCGAGTTAAAGCTGGTGACGGACCGAGTTAAACGTCTCGGGGCTGACATCAAGGAAGCTTCCGTGACCTGGTCGAGCATGGGCAGCGGTGGCAAGATGTATGAGTTTTTCTACGATGAGTTCCATTGGTACGGCAAGGCTGACAACGCCTATGATGCCAAAGCCAGAGGTTGGGAGTCTTGGATGGAAATGCAGAAGTTCATGGCCTCGACAGGAGCCTTGAAGGCACAACAGAAGCAGACACGAAAACAGTTGGCAGCACGAAAGTAACCCTATGGACGCAAAGACATTTATCGAAGGAATTCAATCAGATATGGTGCAGGTCCTCGGCAAGAAGTTCAAGGACTGCACTCCGTGTGCCATGATCGCCGGGCCTGCGGTCGTGATCGAGGTCATCGTAAAGCAGGCATCTTATGCCAGCGGGATCGAGATGGACTGGGGCTACGTTGGTGGCCGGGGCCTCGTGTATGCTCTCGGAGAGCGGAAGGCTGCCAGGTCAGCACTATTCTCCGCCATGCCTCAGAGTGACTTAACGCAGCTAGACTTTTGATCTATGGACGCTATACTCAAGAAAATCACAGAAACCATGGAAGAGCAGCTCCCGACAGCGTTTAAGGCTGCGTTCCCCAGGAACATCCAGCCACCGACGGGATTCTGTAACCCGAAGTATTACGCGGCCACGACCGTCGGTAACCTGATGGTCGTGCAGAATCCGGCCATGAACCAACTGCCGCACATGACGGCTTACATGACGGCGATCAGTCTGATAGCGAACAAGGTGCCCACGTATTTCGTGGCCTACGAGTTCGCCCAGGCGGTAGCGAACACAGATCTGCCGCTCGACTTTAAGTTTAGCGAGATTAAGTGGCCGCTGGAGGCAATGCTGTTCGTGTTGCCGGATCAGTTCGTGACGTCCTATTTCGGGTGCTATGCTCCGTTCATCGCTATGGCGCGGTGCGCGGCGGGCGAGCACCCGGCGAACACCGGAAAGCTTCCTGCTACGGAGGTGCCTTACTCCGGCGTTTACAATCAGGTTGAGAAGTTTATGGTGGATTACCCGGTCTATCACAGCCTTGGAATCCCCACGGATTACAACGGAAGCTACCCGACCAGCGCTGGAGTGGAAATCTTTAAGACCGCAGACTGGGTCGATTCGACCGGCTACGAGGATGAAATGCACGGTTTCACGCTTCCTATAGATCACGAAGACCTGACACCGGAGCAGGAACAAGTTTTCATCGACAAGGCGCTGGCCCTGTCATTGAAGCTGATCATGGCGGTGTCTTGCCGCCCAGGACTGGTGGAGAATGGTCACTGCACCCGGCCACTGAAGCTGAAGAAGGGTAAAGTGGTCCAGAGGGAGCTGTGGTCCCCGAACGTCATCGGGAAGGCGTACAAGATCCCGAGGCAGCTCACCGGGCCGATCTCGGTGAACAGGAACAAGCCTCGATTCACGTTCCGCCGAGGCCACTACACCTGGCAGGCCAAGCGGTTCAAGGGCGTGGAGTTTGTTTCCGTGGAGCAGATGCCACGGGACGAAAAGGGCACGATCAATTTCGATGCAGCAGGCAACGATTTAACAGGAAAGTTCAGGGCGGTCCATGAGCGGCTGTGGGTCGAAGGAATATTATTCGGAAAAGACGAATAAAAGTAAACATTTTATGATCACAATACAAGAAACAGATAGCGGCGCGATCCTCTCTATCGAAAGAGACGGTCTGCCTGTGATGAAGAAGGCATTCACATTCAGCAAACAGAAACCAGAAGACCTGGAGGTAATGCTCTCCGTCGTATCGAGCCACCTCCTCTTGGGACAGACAGTGTCTTCAATTCAGAAAAAACTTAGATCATGAGCGAAGCTATTGACAACTTCTGTGTAGGCCTGGCTAAGATGCAAGCCTCTGCTGCCCGAGAACTGCAAGTGCTCTTGAATGGCAGAATCAACTGGAGGGCGTCAGGCACGGACCTGACGGAGCATAACGCAGACGCTTGGCAGGCCGAGGTCGGCGACTGGCGGCTCGCTGTGGTTGATTTCTCAATCGAGGATCAGCCGGGCAGGCGGCCTGGTGAACGCGGTCAGAATATGGTTCTGAGCAACACGAAGACGCACCTCGTCATCATGAGCGACGGAAAAGAGCAGCACGAGCTGGCCCGCCACTTCATGGAAAAGATCAAGGCCAACGCCTCTGTGGTCACTATCGGCATCGGGGCAGGAAAGACGCTGGCATCTTGGACCGCTATGGAGTCAGAAAACTTCGGTCATAATTAAGGTATGAGCGAAAAATTGCATTAGCGGCAGTCCGTATCAAAGGTCACATCTTTACAGCACCGGCGCACTTCGGGTGTATCGCGGCGGCCATGAGGTCAGACATGTTCGCACCAGGAGAGCTGGCTGACCTGCTCATCGACGGTAGCGAGGATGGTTTTGTCACGGACGAAGGTCGATTCGTAACCAGGGAAGAGGCATTCGTGATCGCCCAGAAAAACAAGCAGATGATCAGCCATCCCTGTGCTGATAACCCGGAATACAACAAGGACTTTTACGGCACAAAGGAGCCATCACTGGACTCAGGTCTGATCCGGGAATGGGCTGAATTCACGCACGTCGGTAAACTGGCATTGATGGGATAATTGCATGGAAGAAAAAATTGCAGCAGCAGCGATCAAGTTCGGGCGCTACGTGTTCACCGGGGTCACGCACTCCGACTGTGGTGAGGCAGCGCTAAGCCCTGGCTCTTTCTTGCCGGAAGAGAGGGCCAAGCTGGACTGGGTGCGAGACGCCGTCTACGGGTTCTATACTACGAAGGCCAGGTTCGTGGACCGTAGAGAAGCTTTTAAGATAGCGATGGAAGCAAATCAGATCGCGAAGTGGGTGCCTGTGCCTGACGGATTTCAAGGGCAATCACTGGAGTCAAGCATGGTGACTGGTTATGCGCCGATGCCCCCGTTCATCAGGAACGGATTCGGGCACCAGTTTGAGGTATAATTTTGTTCGTGGTACTGCTCGACGTTCAATGGTTTATTCATTACAGGTGAGGCGAGAGAGCCTAAAATGGCAGGCTGTTAGGCCGCTAATGCGTGCAAGCCCGTACGCAAGCCGTGAAATCCTCGTTAGGGCTAAAATTGGAGGGTGCTGAAGACAATCGGCACCCTCCGCCTAAAATTTCAATATGAGACATGCTCTGCCTTATGTGGTGATCGGGATGCTGTTCTACGGCCTGGGTGAATACTCGGCCAAGGCCTACGCCAACAGCTTGAAGTTGAGCTGGGCGGCGATCTCCATCTTGAGTTACGCTGCCACCGGCGCAGCGTTTCTGCCTGCGATAAAGGTGTTCAACTCGCTGGCAGTGCTGAGCGCGGTGTGGGCGGTAGCGTCCGCTCTGGTGACGTTGCTGATCGCTATTGTTCTGTTCCACGAAACTTTAGGAGCCAGGCAGATCGCCGGGGTGGCGATGGGAATAGCTGCCATCGTGTTGCTTTCTGAATAATTTAGATATGGCCTATGGTGTAATGGTAGCACAGCAGGCTTTGGTCCTGTTAGTCGTGGTTCAAATCCATGTAGGTCAACCAATTTGGCGGAGTTGTAATACCGCAGCAGGCAGACTGATTAAAACTGAGGTGAAGTTACTTGAGGAAGCTAGTCAGGGCTGCCTGCATTTTACAGCTTATGAAGTATTGAAATTATGAATATTCCAACAACGTGTTCAGAATGTGATTGTATCGACCAAACTTCGGGTTGCAGCGATGCCGGGAGGAGCTACTGCGACCACAAACTTGCGCCAGGGCCGAGCGTTATGTTTCTGCCAGACAGAGACGGCAATAATCCTCCTCCGCTTGAATGCCCACTACGGGGCAACCCTGTGAAGCCTGACCCCGAAACCAGCTACGCAGGCATGAAGTTCCTCTCTGCTGCACAATCAGAAGCGGGAGGTATCGAGGCCAATTACAAAGGCGAGCATCACACACCAGGGCGAGACGGCACCGTGTTTGTGTTCGACGTGGCAATGACGATCAGATCGACAGGCACTAAAATCTCTGTGGATCTAGGGTACGTGGAGAAGCTGACCACGTTCGAGGCCATGGAGAAGATGGCCGAGTGGCTCCAGAGAGCTTCGCTAGCCCTGAAAAACGCCAAGCAGTCTAAAGAGATTCCTTTATTCCTCCCAGACAAATGATTACCAAAGCTGCCATAGTCGGAAAGGACGGCACCATTCACACCGGGTGGAGGCACTGCGTCATCATCCATGAATGCCACGTCCGTGGAATCTCGCTCATAGGCTGCATTCAGGGGTTCACGAACGAGAACGGTGAATTCCTGGACCGAGAGTCGTCAGGGAAAGAGGCTATTAACTGCGGACAGATCAAGGAGTTAAGATACAACTGCACCGATCTGTTCAGCGAGGAGATGTGGGATAAGAATGGACAACCGTACCCTGTCGAAACCACCTCAGCTTAGCAGATGCTCCAGTATCCGCTTAATCAGGCTCTCCTCTATCTCGAATTCTTGGTTATAGCCCAGGTTGCCTGACGCATAAAATTCAGCGATAGCTTCCGACACATACACACCGTCCAGCCTGGAAAAGTCGTGGTGCTTTTCGCCGTACTTTGAACTGGTCACGTCCACGTGAACTTCCTCTTCGTCTGCCATCGGCTCCAATAGCCGGTCAATGGCCCGGCGCTGAGCCTGAGTGGGCACCGCTCGCACGTAAATGCCGGGACCTTCAGGCATCCATCGAATAGCCCCTAAGTCCATATACTTGTGCATGACGTCGCCGCGATCTATCTTCGAGTAATCGAAAGCCTCGTCGAAAAACTGTGCAATCTCCCGATGGTCGTGAACGCGGTACCCCTGGCCCTCTGCAAGGTCAAGCAGGGTTCCGTCCAAGAGGATGTACCCTGCTGTGCGAGGGTTGTCGGTCAGGCCCCACTCAGCAACGGCCTTGGCAGTGATGCTAGCGTAGGTGTCTTTGATGGCGCGTTTCGGAGGCATGTCAAGCTGGTTGCTGACCTTCTTGCAAAGGCGAGATCATCTGTTTCGGAACCTTGGCCAGTAGCGGCGAGTACGAAAGCATACCTGGACTTACAGCCCAAGGTTCGATTCGATGGAGCACCGGCTGAGCTTTGCCCAGGGCGGCAGCCACCAACTCCGAACAAAACCACTTGCCTCGACTCTCGCGGTGAGCCTGGTTCCGAGTAAGGAATCGGATCACCATCGTCATATCGTAAGGTTTTCCGATCTGCTTGTTCAGGAAATGAACGACACCCTCCTCCTGGACTGGCGTCATGGGCACTGTAAACTTGTCGCAGTGGACACGGGAATAGTGAGTCGGAAGATCCTCGACGTGAAGCTTGCGCACGCCAGAGCCTACAGCCTCCCACACGTGGGTGCCGTCGCCGATGGCTGCGTGGCTGTATTCACTGCGTGATTGCCACCGGATCAGCTTGCTGACCAGTGCGGTGCCCTTGAAAAGATAAACGATCACGGCTTAAATACGAGGGATAATGGGGACTGAGAGCCTCCCTGTCAAAGAGGTAAAACCCAGGGTCGGCGCGGACGATGGATAGACATCCGCAGGAATATCGCCGCTTACGAGGCTCTCAGTGATAAATAGAACGAGCCTCGGAATGTTTACATGCTGGCAGGAGGAATCTTCCATCGGCCCGGCTTCATGCTCCTGAGTTCGTCATCCATGCTCCAGACGAACCTGTCCAGGTCGCCGTAGCGATCCATCTTCTCTCGGGACAGCGGAGTATCAGACGCGTCCATCTCCGCCTGGAGCCTGTCCAACTCTAATTTCGCTTCGTCGCGAGCCTTCACCCTGGTGGCGTAGTTCGCATTCGGATCGAACACCCGGTCGAGCTTGTCCAGGAAGGCAGTGCCGTCGTCCGTGGTGTTGCTCCACTCGATGCTCTGGTCAGGGTACTCAGACTGAAGATGCTGGGCCATGGCCCGCGCTATGCCTTGCCTGCGGAACTTATTATCGACGTGAATCCACTGGACTGTGATCTCGTCGTTGTAGATGCAGTAACGAAGCTCACCGGCAGGCTTTCCGGCCACTTCAGCAAATAGAGCCATATCCTCCTGCTCGTGATGGGCACCGGTGCACTCAGACCTGAACTGAATAGTATCAGATTCGAGCAGGTGGGATATGATTTGGAACGTGATGGGCGTCATGCTAATCCTTGTACCCGGCTGACCCTTCTTCCCAGACATCATCAAAAATATTATCCCTAAACCACACCTTAACCAGGAGTTCACTATCGTTTCCACTTCCAGCCATACACCTAATGCACATACTTGGTTTTGGGATCTCCGACAAAACCTTGTTAATCTCCTTGACGAGCTTGACCTGATCATCACCGGTGCGCTTCAACCGGCTGACGTCGTCTCGATAGGCTGCCCCGTATGATGCAGCCCACGCAATGTCAGGATTAAACCCAGGAGTATCCCAGTAGAATTCGACACTGGCATGGCCGTCATCCCTGGATTTAGGGTGGTAATTGAACCAGTTTCCTAACGGTGAGGCCTCTGAAAACTTAGAGCTTATCTCAGTGATTGCAACACGAAGAACACGTCTCAGGTAATCAGCAGTTACAGGATCAATTTTGGCTCCCGATAAAAAAGATTCAAGCGCATCTGACTGAGGATCAGGGAGCAGTCCTTCAGCGCCAATGATGTCGTCGTCATCATCTTCAAGCAGGCGTGATAGTATTCGTTGCACTGGCAGCATACCCTAATTACGGACCACGCAAGGTTTACTGCTGAGTTTCCAAAAGCGAACGATCATTCGCTTTTGGATCCGAATATCACGATGCACGACGGGAACGGTGCTGGCGATACCTTGAAATTCCCGTCGGCACGCCAGCTCGGGAACGTCCTGTTTACAAACTTGAGCCTGCCACGAAGGAACTCGATCAGGCCATGCTTCAAGCAGTAATTGTGGAAATACGCCGTGTCCGTCCTGGCCGGGATCAGGCACACAACCACGCAGCCCTTCAAGCTCTCCTCGTACGCCTTCTTGACGAACTTCCCTATGCTGCGTCCGTAAGGAGGGTTCAGCCAGACGCTCTTGCCATGCCGATGCCAGTCAATCGTCAGAGCATCGTCCTCTTTCGTGAAGAAGGCCTGACACATCGCGTTATCCCGCGTAGCCGCAGCGTCAAGATTGAAATGATAGACCGTGTCGTATCTGGCAAACAAATCCTTGGGTGTCTCCCACTCATCGGACTTGCTGCTTACGTGGACGCTATTTAGTTCCATAGAGGTAAGAACCTGTTATTTGTGCTTCGACGCTTTCAGTGGTCCGAAAGGCCGCCGGATCCTGGTCCTCAGTCTCAGCCGTCGCGCCCTCTCCTTAGCTTCAGCTTCTTCAGCCTCTTTCTTGCGCTTCTCCTCCATCACACGATCATAGCTGGCCAACGACTCTTCCATAGTGATGTCCTGGCCTTCGATTGCCATTACGAACTGAGTCGATCTGGCGATCATATCCCGGCGCTGGGTGGGATCAGCCAGAATATTCTTCATGTCGTAGCGTTTAAGCTTTGGTGCCATATTTTGCCTTCAGTTCTGCTATCTGTAGTCGCGTGAGCACGTGTCGCTCGGTAACCTCCGCCATGTGCTCGTTGAACCATTTGTTCTCGTGGGCCGCGTACGCGTCGAGGTCAGTGTAGTAGTCCGACTCACCCATACGGTCACCGCCGTCCTGGTCCTGGTAGCTCTCGCGCACAGTGATCACGGTATCGGTGTGCCTGACGTAATTCTCCGGGGTCACATGCAGCATCTCCGCAAAGCACCCTGACCCGTGCCAGCCCTGGTGATACACCCGCACATCGAATTCAGTACCGGGCGGTTCAACAGGCAGAGGAGCGGTACGGATAGGAGACTCGCCTGGGCTGAACGGAGGCGGAGCTACCCTATCCAGGGGTGCAGCCGCATCAGGCTCATTGGCAAGCTCACGTAGACGCTTGAGATCAGCAGCGGATCTCTTATCGTGACAGTCTGGGCAGATACATATCTGACCGTCTGGCGTCCAGGTCTTTGAGGTCTGGCCGCAGTCAGCACACTTCTCGTAAGGCGGCCCGAGATCGTCCGGGACCAAGTCTAAGTTTAAGTTGGCGTCGTTCATACATTTTCAAGTAAAGGTGATCGGCCACACGTGCCCGCCCCACCAGATGCCAGCGCACACGTTCCCGTTGCTGTCCATAGTAATGCTGTGAGTGCTCTTGAAATCAGGACCCATGCCAGCCTGGTCTAGCGGGCACGCGGCATGTATCCGGGCCAGGGCATCGGCAACAGTCATCTTTGCAAAGCCTCTGTCGTCCAGATCATCAGCCACGGCCTGCACATGCGCCTTCTCTTTCTCCATGTCGGCCATCTGCTGGAGTACTACCGCTGGAGGAGTGGTGTTCAGCTCAAACTCATTAAATTCGTCAGTCCAGTCTCCCATAAATTAAACCTTTCCTGAGCGCCTGCTCTCCCAGCGCGATTGTGTGTCTTCTCGAAACGAGTGGAGGCACGCGTCATCTTCCTCTGCTCGGCGGCGACTTGATTCTTCGTTCACAGCCTTGAGCACAGCCAGATTCCAAGCGACGGTCAGGCCTACGTGCAGGTGCCGCTTCAAATGGCTCTCGAAGTGGACGTACGCGGATTCCATCCTGCGCTTGAGATATCTCACTCTGTACATCTCTTTGATCACGCCGCCACGGGCTACCTGTCGCTGACCTGTCGCTGACCTGGCGTTAAGCTCGCGCTTCCTGACAGCTCTAAGAGCATGTACAGATACGCGTTGCACACGCACGGCTTCTTTCCACAGCAAAGGCAAGCTCCTAACTTATGGCGTTTACGGAGCGTCTTGCTCGGAAAAGGCATTCCGCGAGTAATAGAGTCGGGCCTCAGCTTTAAGCCGGATTCTTTAAGTTTATCGACCAATGTTATCATAATGTATTATCGTTGTGTTGTTTAGGCTCATCCAAGCATTCCTTGCTCGTGAGCAATCGCCCGGTTGTCTTATATGCGTTCACAGCATAGAGCAGGGTCAGCAAGGTAACGAGGCAGAACAGGAAGCTCACCTGGCTGTTAAGGCTGTCAATCTGTTCACCCTGGAGGTGTACGATGGCTTGAGTGTTCGTCAACGCCCCTTGCAGGACATCTACGTATTCCCTAATCGCAGTAGCGTAGTTTTTAAGGGCTTGAATTTCTTCGGCATTCATATTTTACTGTAAAAGGTGAGATACGACCGCAGAAGCGCGAGCATCCTTGCTCTCAACGAATGCACGGCTGTTGTGGATGATTGGTAGACCAGTTTCTCTGGATCGCACCAAGAGGTAATCCTTCTGTTTACGAGTCAAGTTCCGGCACTCCACGTGAATCTCCTCAGTAGTCTCCAGCACACGAGCGAATCCAAGCCGGGCCATCTGACCGTAAAGTTCTCCGGTATCTGCACCCGTAACAGCTTGAGCAATCTCATAGTGGCCCTTGCCAGACGTGCCAGCCATCCGTTGAGTAGGCACGCCGCGCTTGTCCAAGAAGTATCGGCGCACCGGTGTGCCCTTGACAGGTTCTACAGAAATTTCAGATATGTTTTGCATAGGCGAACATTTCAGCTAAATAGAACGTAGCAGACTAGGCCAATGATCAAAGCGATCACGGCAACACCGAAAAACGTGAGCGCTTCGAGGAAAGCAATGAACTGATAGATCACCACTACGGCGATGATTGCGGCAAGGAAAGGCATAGGGCACAAGAGTTAAGAAGCCATTTCAGTCATGGTCTGGAGGATGACAACGTAGCCATCCACGGCAAGCACATCGTCGGTATGGAAGAATCCAAACGTGTCCGTTTTACCCTGTCCGAACTGGCAGCTAGCCGAAGAGTGCGCGACACTGAGCGCATTCTCGATCTCAGCGTAATCGGTGAGGATTGAGCAGTGGCTGTCGTGGAGGGTGTTGTCTGCGGCGTGCCAGCGGATGTAAATCTTATACCATGGGCGTGCAACTTCAGGCTTGATCCCAGCACCGGAAGGAGACGAGGCCCTTCTAAGGAGAGCAGCCAAGGCTTCTCCGAATACGGCTTTTTCATTCTCCGCCTTGGCCTTTGCAGCGGCGTGCGCCTGGTCTATACGAGCAGCCCAACTGCCGATTGAGTTAGCAGGGACTTCCGCCTCTTGTGCGTCATGCGCCGTTGCAGCAGGTACGCCCTCGGTAGGTTCTCCAGAAAGTTCAGATAGGTTTTGCATAGGGTTAAGAACAGGTTACACAGACGTTTCGGCGATGGTTCGCAAGATGATGGAGTACCCGACAACATCGTCGTTATCGGTGGCGTTTTCAAAGCTGGGTTTAGTAATGCCGTTGACGATATCAGCGTGCACTCGGGATACAGCTTTTTTAATGCCATTGTGGTCAGCAACGATAACAGGCGGGGTATCACAGAGTACACCGCCTGTGGTATGATACCGGGCGAACACCTGGCAATGAACAGGAGTCACGCTAGGGCGTACGCCAGACCCAGACGGACCGTGTGAGACCTTCTTCAGTAGGCTGTGCAGGCCGTCAATAAGCTGGCTCACCTCGTTGGGGCCAGCCGAAAACGGTTTAACAGCGGGAGTGTCATCTTCTGTATCGACGCCGTCAGGAGGGTACGTGCCTCCGCCTGTTAGTGAACCAGGATCCATCGGAGCAGCAGGCACCGGCCCGACGCAGGCATTACCCCCGGCGATATCCATGAGAGATAGACCGTGCACAGGCAAGGTGCCGGTCATCGTGGGATGGCCTCTGAACTCAGTGAACCCTGGAGGAAAGGTGGCAACAGTCGGTGAACCAGTATCCATGGGAGTAGCAGGCACTGGCCCGTGCACAGCTTTTCGGCCACGCCCGTACCAAATCTCACGGGACCTGGTGGTTTTGTTGAACACCTCCAGGCAGCCTACCAGGTATTCTGCCAGCATGAAGTCCGGGGTGTCACTGCCGTTCTCGGCTGAATGCCGGTTGATGGCTTGCTCGATATCTTTCGCTAACTTTTGATTTTCCATGTTACTTCTTTGTTTTGTTGTGTTTACGATAAAATAATGGTTCCCACCAGTTCCAGTCCCAAGGCTTTACCCTCGGTATCACCGTAGTGAACAGGATATAAAATATGGCTGAGCAATACACTCCGGTCGCAAGAGCCGCTCCCTTGCACAGAGTGCTGGCGTCACTGATCAGGATCCATCCCAGCACGAGGAAGCAGATAAGTGCTATCACTGCCGTGACTGTGTAAGCCAGCCAAAATTTAGTGCGGTAAGTCATTGTGCTATCTAAGTTGACCGTAAATTAGAACGCTATTCCGACACCTTTATCTTGAGGGCCTTGAACTTGGCGGCTTGCTTCTCAAGGCTCCTGATCTTGGCGGCCCGCATCACCTCTGCTCTAGCGAGCGCACCTGGAAGGGTACGGTGCCAGTCTCGGCCCTCTTTCTGTGCGTAGTGAGTGTACCCAGGTGAATCAGCTACAATCATGCTACTCGTGGATTTAGACCAGAATCTGGCCTCTGCTTTTATGGTGCCGGATGTCAAGGCTCTTGACGTGAGCCACGCTGTAAATGTTGTTTCTTCCATAATCGTTTATTGTGCTGCCCAAAGCTCGCGGTCAGTTATTACCTTAACCTTGTAGTTTTCAAGCCGGTGGAGCTGCGCCTTCAGGCGGGCTATCTCGCGCATCCGCATCTTCTCTGCCATCAAAAGAGCACTTCCTTCTGTGCGGTGCCATTGCTTGCCTTCTCCGCGTGCGAACTGAGGAAATCTGGGCAGCACAAGCTGAACCGCTCCCTTGCTCCAGTCGAATACAGGTAGCACCTTCGTCTTCACGATGCCGGTTGTAAGCGCGTGAGACGTGATCCAGGCTGTAAATTTTGTCCTTTCCATAATCGTAAAGTGTTACCAGCTAGACCTTCATGGATGGCTAGTGCCTGCGCACGCGCACACGTAAGCTTCATGGCGATCCTTAGCCTGTGGCTGTCGCCCGCCGTTCACCCGGACAAAGCTGTCCAGGAAGGAGATGTAGCGAGCTTTGACTAGACCTTTGAGTTGGAGGAGCATAGGCACTCTTTGAAGTCAGCGTACCAGGCACGACCGCCCCACCAGATGTTCACCCTTATGGCGCTGTCCACTTCCAGCGTGATGTTGTGGGCACCCTTGAAGTCAGGTCCCATGCCTGCCTGTCCCAACGGGAAAGCCTCGTTAAGCCCGGTCAACAGCTGGCGCACGGACACATTGCCCATGCCGCCGTATTGATCGCCGAACTTGTCGGCCCAGGCCTTGATAGCCTTTTCAGATTCAGCTTTAGGTGGAAGTTTAGGTTTAACCGTTGTCGCGTGTGCTACAGTCATGATACTCATAGTGTTATTGTTTCAACTGTTAAAAGTTTACGCTTTTACGGTGAGAATGTCAATGGAATGTTTACGAAATCTGAAAGAATGCGTAGTGAGGCGCAGGCAGTTCTAGGCAGCATGAATGAAATAATCGACGGAAATGCTGTTTCACATCCAGGTTCAAAGGAGACGCTTGGAGTTGCTTGGTGCTCGACGCCTCCTAAAGGTCTCGGATGGCAAACGCACAAGTTCTCGCTGCTTGACGCCATTGAGACGGCCAGCAACCTGATCAAGACCGACTATGCCAAGGAGAGTGAGGAAATCATTACTGGGCGGGAAGGCAGGGTTATTTTCACGACGCTGCCCCACACGGTCCTGCAAGAAGCGAATGAACAAGGCCTGCTGCCTACTGACCGGGGGCTGGTGGTTGTGGGCAAAGTGACGAACCGCAAGATCCTGTTTGACCCGAGCATGCCTGCGAACGAGATCAAGCTCTGCAATTCAGGTGGCAGGACTGCCGTAATCATCATTGCCAAGGCAGAGATGGCGGGGTGGTTTGCAGCGCGGGGTTGTCAGCCAGGAAGCTTTTGAGCGTAAGCGTAGGCGTAACGAATAAATCGCTTTCGGCTTTTAGGCGGGATAGTTGCATGCAGGTCAGACGCGGTGAGGGAAGCCAGCTTTTTAATCACGCTCGCCTTGAGGCTGCCTCTTGACACTGTCTTCGAGGATCTGCTGAGCACGTCTGCCTTAACAAGGTCGATGAACTCTTTTGCAAAAGCCATCAGCTCGTAAGGCTTCTCAGCGTAAGGTAAATCGGCTTGTCGCATCTTGCCTTTTGAATGATCATCCTGCCCCGCATGGATAAGCTCGTGGCCAACGTAAGATTTTATCTGGCTTCGGAATTCGTCAGTGTCCCATAACTGAGCAAGATTGTCCGTGTACGCTACTTGAATCGTTACACTTTTATCGTTAGGATTATAGTATCCGAATCCGCCTTGCGCATCTGTATCGCCTATAAATGCTGGCACACTTCTGTCCGCATTTGCATTTGCGTAGTCACAGCTATCTTGCCAGGCGTACGGGCCATTTTCACTTGCCCATCCATAATGTTCGGCTGCACAACGAAAAAGCTCCAGCACAGCATCCGTGTATTCCTCAACGAGATTCTCGTCAGGAACAACCACGTCTTCAAGGAGAGCGCGTATGATACGTTGTGCATCTGTCATAATCTATTTACAGTGTACCGGCGTCCAGATGCCGTCTGTGCAGCAAGCAAGACTCAGTCAATTCCTTCTTCAATCGCGATTTCGCTCGCTAAATCTTTAATCTTGTCCAAGCCTTCCACAGATATACCGCACTTGTCGAATGCGGCCATCGCAACATCAAACCACTCAGCCGGGCAATCTGCCCCGTTTTTGATTCCGTAGATGTGTCGATCAATCCGATCTCCGTAGCTCGTATCGCTTGGCTGCTTGTGCATAAAATTCACGTGTTGTCAGGAAGCTTCTGAGCGTAAAGCGCCTGTCTAGCAGCATCTGGCATCCAAATGCTCTCGTAGCGAACTCTAGATTGCTGGAGCAGATCGTCGAAGATAGGAGGTGCTGAAAGCCTCTGAGTAAGATCGCCGATGAACACTACACACCCGCCCTCTTTAATGCGCATGCTTACTCGCATGATCTCGCCTTTCCACACTCCATCTGGGTTCCAGACAACAAACTCAATAGGCCCACGCCGCAAGCGATACTCGGCTAGATTCCGAGCAGCTCCAGCCTCAAGGAGAGCGTTTACGATGCGTTGTGCGTTGGTCATTGCTTTATTCTTCCGTAGAAAGGGTCTACTTTTCGTCCAGCTTTCATCTTCGCAACCTGCTTCGGAGTCGGCATCCAAGAGTGGTCACAGTCCATGCAGTCGAAAGCGTCGTCCGGGTGCGACGGAAAATCCACGCGTAAGCTATGGCACTTCGGGCATGATGGCAGATAGTCGCTGTTAGGGTACGTCAAGCTGTGGTCCTGCGGGCGGAATGCACGCCTGAAGCTAGGATTGGCACCCTCTGCTTCGAGCAGGTGATTTACGATGCGTTGTGCGTCAGTCATACTATAGTTACAGTGTTCCAGCGTCCAGTGCAGTGCGCTCGGAGGATAGGCGGGCAAGCTCTACCTCGTTGCCGGTGGCCTTGGCCTCATAGCCGACTCTGCGAGGGTATGGAAAGGTTTCATCCTTAAACGCCTCGTTCATCTGCTTCGTGATCTGCTTGTTCGGCCCGAGTAACAGCAGGTACTTGCCCCTGGGCCGGGTCTTGGTTGTGCACTTGGCCTTCTCGCTGGCAATGTGAGCACGCATAGAAGCCTTTATGTCCGCTGGAATAGCACTCCAGTGCAGGTAGCCCTTCGCTGTAAAGCACTCAGGTGCCAGTGTTATTCCTTGCTTCTTGAGCCAAGGCACCATCCTGGAAGTGCGCTTGAACGTCTGTGCCGATTTGCGCTCTCCATTCTCGTTCTCAAGGTAAGAAGCCTCCTTCCAACCTAGGAACTTGAAGTTGCACGCTTGATATATCTGGCCTACCTCGTTGGCTTCCTCGTCAGCGTACGCCACGAAACTGCGCTTGACAGTGTTGGCCGCCATCTGTCGGCAGGCGAACATCACCAGCATGGATCCCACGTTCTTGGGAGTCCACCCGGCGCACGCGCCACGAGCAATCAGTGCCTGCGTAGCTGAAGGGTTATAAGGTTCTGACAGCAGCACAACTCCGCCTAACTCGCCCTTGTACCGGGCAGTGAAGCACCACTTGATGCTCACGCCAGGGTTGCCAAGCCACTCGTAACGCCGAATAAATCCGCGATGCTCCTTGGTGTATCGCTCGTAAGCCAGATCAAACATGGAAGCCTTGAGAGCGCTGAGATCGCCGAGGACTGGAGTCAGTTTGGCGATGTCCTCCTCGCGGGTGTTCTCACGAATCACACGCTGATGGCACTTGCCGGGAACAGTGACGGGCTTGGGAGGAGGCGCGAGTTTCTGCCTCTGTTTAGGCACATGGCTTGGCTCTTCAGGTGCTGCACCGCCGAAGTCGTAAACTTCAAACTGCTTCAGGGTGGGGCACTCCTCAAGCATCTGGTCAAATTTCTCATTTTCTGATTCTTCGTCCTCTAATCCGTCGCAATCTACCTCTGCCTCTACGGAAGGTGCAGCAGGCGGCATAGGGGTGGCTTGCACAGGCCCCTGTTTGGTGGGTATGACGGGTTTCTTCCTTCGGTCGGTGATCAAATCAGACTCCTTAGCATAACGGTAAGCCGTCATCCGGCTGAGACCGTGCTTTACGCCTGCCGCTGCCCAGTCGGTGGCCACGAGAGGATCCGCGATGAACTCAGCCTTAGACTTATCCTTCGCAATGGACTTGGCATTCTGCTTTTCAACTCCAGCAAGGCGCACGAGCCGGACCATGTTTGCAACCGTAATGCCGAATTTCTTAGCCAGCTCCGCGTAGGGGAGGAGTGCTAGGTCAGGTTGAGTTTGGAGATCACTGATAATGCTGGCGTTGGTTTTAAGGCACTTGACGCCTCTCACGAGACACGTCTTTCGGATAGCTAAGAGGTGCTTTGAAACCGCGTGTGCCAGCGGGGTCATTCCTAGATTGGTGTATCTGTCCTCGTTGTATTTCAGCTTTTCCATGTAGTCCTGAACAGCGCGAGGGTCTTCTGGCACCGGTTGGGCTACGAGTTCTCTCATCCTGATAGTTTCTAAAGCTAATGTCGCGTGCTCTCTGTGTTCTTCTAGCGTCATGCTTGCCGCTCTGGAAATAGAGAGACTGTCTGCAATGTCCGTGTATCCTCTTTTAAGTGCAAGGCGAGTTGCTCGCTGAACCGCCAAAGTGGCATTCACTTTCCCAGTGGTCAGCACTTTCAGCTCTTTGTACTTTTCTGCGAACTTATCTGCTAAGCCGAACAGGTGTAGCTTCCTGAGCTTTCGTTCATGGAGCTTTAATTTCCATTTGTGCTTCCACATCTCGTACCCATCCTCGGGAACAGTCATGTTGAAAACTTTGAGACTGGTGTCCTCACTGACCACTTTTCCGCCAACTCTCCTGTTTATAATAGGTGTAGCATACGCCTTAGAATGATTTTCGATGAGGTCTGACTCAGACGAGAGGGCCTCCATTTCTGAGTCTCCTTCGTAATATTTTCTAAACGTGATCGGCAATTTGAGACGGTCAGACAGCGTCTGAAGACTGTGATAAAGATGGCTATGCGTAAAACTTCCGTTTGAAGCCATGCGCAATTTAACCTGGTGTTGTTCTATACGACCACGACCGTCTCCGTAGTCACTAGAACCAAAACCGTAGTAGTAGGGCGTATCGCCCAAACAGATAGCGTAACTGTAAAACATAAAGGTGCTTTATTCGCAGACTGGAGTTGATGCGATATTCCTGGAGGTCTGATCAGTGCCGGTGGATTTGTGACACGTTTCGGAAGATAGTCGTCGAGCAGCCCACCACTTCTTGATTGCAGCAGATCGCGCTGCGCGAGCCTCGGGAGTCTGAGGCTTGCCGAGCTTGGCCTGGCGCATCTTCTCTTTAGCTTCATCCGTCCTTTTCAAGCCTAATCCTACGCCGAGCACGCGGTCAGGCATGTGGGCAGCCGCCTCCTCGAACCAGCCTTCAAGGCGGGCCAACCGATAGGACCTCTGACTGCCGTCGATCCAGTCTTGCTTTGTGGAATACTTCTGAGCCTCTGCAATCACTTCTTCCTTGGTCCACTTGATTTCCACGGTACCCAGGCTACCGCCGTCTGAGGTGTTCAGCACGTTCCAGCCTTCAGTCCTGTACTTCTCGATCCACTGCTTTTCAGCCTCGATGACGAGAAGAGGGTCGTCGATACCACTGGCCAGTATTTTGTGCGCATAATCAGGGCACACCTTGATACGCTCGAACACAGGTCCTTTCATCAAGTGTTGGGCATACCGGTGCTCAGGCCTGAAAGTGAGACCCACGTAAGCAGCGCGGTCAGAAAACTCAAACACGTAGATCACGTAGTCTCCTGAATAAGGGCTGGCCTTAGGGACCATGTGAGTCGTTGCTTTATCAAACAGATACGGGCGAGTCAAAGCTACCTGGTAGGCCGCGCTATGCCTGGAGTTGGGCGACCTCTTCCAGTCACCTTTGTGTTGATACTGCAAGGCAACAGTAGCAATTTCATCGTCAGTCCAACGGTGTCGCACTTCCATGTGCGGACAATAAGTGCTGTAAAACTCTTTGCCGTATTTTATCGCAGCGTTATATGGACTGACCTTGCCTTGTTTAATAAGTTCTTTTCCAGCTTGTTTCCACTCCAATCTGGTAGAGTATCGACGAGCGTCAGCTATGAGAAACTCTTTAGAGTAAACGGAAACAGACCCAACCGGACTGTGGGCTAAAAATACTTTGATTTCAGGCAGAATCCCTCTTCTGTATGCACATGTATGCTTTGAAGGTTCGCAGCGCTTCCATTCGGACATCGTAGCGTATCTTTTAGCACTAGAAACCAGGTCTTCAACCGTATATTTCATATTCATGTAATGACTATACACGGATTTGATACCAATGTCAACCGTCATACTTAAAAATAATCAAAATACATTTTGAAATTGACCATACCGGAATTAGAGCAATAAAAATCCCTCGACCTTTTCAAGTCGAGGGAGTGTAAGTGTCTCAGTATGAGCTTATTAGGCTTAACCGATGACGGAACCGAAGCTGGTCGCTGCGGACGTAATAAGACCCCTGGCAAACATCTTGCTGTTCACCATCTTACGAGCAAAGCTCGTAGCGAATCCACGTTGATGGACAAAGTCCGGCAGCACAACGTCGGGAGTTGTGTATAACTTCTGGTATTCAGCCAAAACGTAGCCCGTGCTTAAAAACGCGTCAGCTTTGTGTCCGACCAACCACTCGTTGACGGGATAGTGCGGGTCAACAAACACCTTCTTGTTGCCGAGGTCGCCCAAGTAGGTCACGCCCTGCATCTGAGTCCGGTTGTTCTTCGCAACGAACTGAGGGAGGGTGGCCACGACAGTCGCCGCCTGGAGACCGAGGAGCAACCAGTTTCCGGCCACCATGTTGGTGCCACCGAAGATGAAGTTGCTTGCGGTTTCAAACGCGTCGATGATCGAGAACTTGTGGGTCTGGTAGTTCACGCCAGTAGGAGCATTCGCATCCCACACGACGAAGCCAGCGTCCGCACGAGCACGCAGATCATAAATGACCTGGCGGTGTTTCTGGTAGGTCAACGCATTCGTCAACGCGTTGAGCAACACGCTCTCCGCCTTGATGTTATACATCGCCTGGAGGTTCTGGTCCGCTTCCTCAGACCACAGAGTCTTCAGCTTCATGACCTTAGCAGTGACGGGAGTGGAGCTGAGCTTCATCTCGTAGTCCTGGATGTTCAGGTTGCCTTCCGCGTTGAACGCGTAGGTCGCATTGAACGCCGCAGTAGCCGACACACCAGTGATGGTGATCACGCCAGTGACGTAGTTGATCGTGCCACCGGTGATTGCGCCAGCAGGCAGGATGTTGCCGTTGCTGTCATCAGTCGTGGTGTCATTGCCAACCGTCAGGGTGATGGTGCCAGCGCGAAGCGGGAACCATTCCAACTGACCAGCGTTGCCAGCGAGACTGCCAGTTTCGTCCTGGACCAATTCATCGCCGTCATCGTCGCGATCCACAGCGCCCTGCAAGGCACGCCACATTGGGCTGCCAGCCGGGGTGCGACCTTTGCGCTTGCCGGTGACGATGTCCATGTAAACGATCTGGCTGACGGGTCCGGCCATAGGCTGGAGGGCCACCAACTGATCAATCACGTCGTTCTCGCTCATGTTGGCGATGATTGGAAAAATCCATTTATCGAATGTTCCAAGTGACGTGGTACGAGTGACTTCGTCGAGTTGACCGAAACGAGAGCGGCAGTTTTCCAGCATGATTGCTGTATACGCCTTCTTGTGATCGGGCATGTGTTGAACGAACTCTTTCCAGCCTTTGGCTTCCCAGAGACCTTTGGAGCTGTTGTTTGACGAGATGCCCACGGGCGTCTCAGCGAGGCGGTAACCCCATTCCAGCGTTTCCGTAAAGCGGGAAATATGCCCGCCGTTGGTCGCCAGCATCGGCCTACCGGTAAGTGAATCTTGAATCACCATATTGTTTACTTTGTTTTACTACTGTTTCAGTTGCGGTTAATGAATGACTATTTGAATCAGGCGTTGATGGCCTTCGACAACCGACCCACCATCGAAATGGCTTCGTTGAGGTTGCGAGGATCCGTCGGAACCGGACTCAGGATGGT